GGCCCGCCCTTCGCGGCGACACCCGACGGCACCCCCGGGGTCGACGAGTCCCCCGACTCGCCGGGGGGCAGCGTCACCGACGCGTCACCGGGCGTGAACGACACCCCCGACGTCCATGCCGACGTGTTCCCCGAGAAGTCCTCGGCCTGGACCCGCAGGTAGTAGGTCGTGCCCGACGTGAGCCCGTCCGCGTAGAGCGTCGACGCCTGCACGAACCCCTGCTGAGTCGGTGACCCGAACGCGACGTCGTCGTCGATCTGGAAGTTGTAGCCCCGCAGATCCGATTCCGTGCCGAGGGTCCACGACGCGAACACGCCGTACGGCGCGGCTGTGGCGGTCAGCCCGGACGGGGTAGCCGGGGCCGTCGAGTCGGTCGCCGCGGTGATCGGGTACGTTGCGGCGTTCACCCAACCCGACGGCACCGACAGCGTCGACAGGGACCGGACCTCCACGTAGTAGTCGGTCCCAGCGACCAGCCCAGCGTCGATGATGTAGGGCGGCCCAGCGGTCAGCGCGTACGTCCACGTCGCCTGGTCCGTCGACCAGCGCACCTCGTACTCGCGGATGATTTCTCCGGTGACCCCGCCGGGCCGGTTCCAGTCCACGGTGATCGTCACCGTGTCCGCGGTCGCCGACGACGACACCGTGACCGTCGACGGGTCCGCTGGGGCGCCACCGGCCAGGGGGGGCGGCTGCAACCCGCCCGGCGAGTTCGACCCCGAGAACTTGATGCCGGGCACGGCGAGCAGCCCGTCGGCCGACACCGAGATCCCCCGGGGGGCGCGCTGCTCGACCGACGCTACCCGGGTCATCAGCGACCGAAGCAGCGTCTCGACGGTTTCGATCCGGTCGTCGGGCGAGTCGTAGTAGCGGGTCACGAGCGCACCTTCGTCAGTGACAGCGTGTAGACGCCGGTCGTCGGGTTCAGAGCGACGCCGACTACCCGGTACTTCGTCGCCGACGCGACCAGCGTGCCCCGGGTACCGGTGAGCCCCACCAGCCGCCCCGGCCGAAGCCCGGCGAGGGCGCCCTCGGTGTAGTTCGGGAGCAGGCTGCCTGGGGCGCCGTCCCGGCCGATCTCGATGACGACCCGCTCGGTGGGCTCGTCCCGCTTGGCGAGTTCGCCACGGGCCCGGGCGGTGAACAGGTTCAGCGGCCAGTCCGGCGGCATCGCCACCACCGTCTCTAGGATCGGCAGGGTGGTCGACGCCGTCACCGCCGCCGCTTCCTCGCGCGACGGGCCGGACCCGGTGCCGGTAGCGATCACACTGGTCGCCGTCGCGGCTATCGAGTCGAACGGCGCGACGGTGATCGCGTCGGACAGGTTCAGCGACATCGTGACCGCGCTCGCCAGTGTCGGCTCGGCCTCGACGCGCACGTAGCGGTCCGAGCCCGCCGAGTTCCACGACCCGGACACGATCACTGGGGCGTCGCTGCGGGGCGCCACGTAGTCGAGGATCGACTCCCAGGCGTTGTGGTGCTCGACGAACTGGTAAGCGATCTGCACCGCCGCCGAGGACGCGGTCGACGAGTTCGACGGCGCCGCCAGGATCCCGAGGCTCTCCTTGTCGAACGCCGTGGACTGCACGTGCGACACGATCCCTTCGATGACCGTTGTCGGGTCGGTCGCCCCACTGGTCCCGTACCCGTAGGACAACGACTCGTAGTAGACGGCCTGGGCGGCGTCCCACACGATCGCCGCCGACGTCGCCCCCGTCCCGCCCGGGCAGTAGAGCCGCACGTCGACGACCTCGTTCGTCTGAGCGAACACCTGCACTTCGGCGCGGATCCACTGGTTGCGGGGAGTCTGATCGGTGATCGGGTAGACCCCGGCGCGCCCAGTCCACTCGGTGCCCGCCGAGTTCAGCACGTAGACGGCCAGCCCCCGCCGGTCGTAAGGCTTCGCGGCGTAGGAGAACGTGGCGTCGTCGCGGATCCAGAACCAGGCGGCGACGACGGCGATGTTGTCCCACGGTGACGTGAACGTCTGGCGGGCGAAGTGGTCCGACCCGGAGTAGTTCCGGGGGTCCTCGGGCTCGTCGATCGGTTCGCCGTCGCTGGCGCGGTCCACGCTGCGGGTCGACGAGTAGAGTTCCAGCGCCGTGTTGCCTAGGACCGGCTGGACCGTGTTCGCGCTCTGGCCCGTGAAGTTCGCCGTCGATCCGGCCGTCGCCAGCGACCACGACGACGGCATCGACGACAGCGCCCCGTCGAGCGCCCCGTTGCTCAGGTAGTTCTCCCGTTGGGCCTTGCCGATCGTGAGCCGGGACAGGTACCACAGGAACCCCTCGGCGGTGATCTGCACCCACGGCCCCTGGATCGTGCGGTTCAGGATCACCCCCCACCAGACGATGTCCCCGGACCCGGGCACGGTGCCGTCGTCGGTCATCTTGACCCGGACCTCGCGGCCGTAGCTCAGAGCGGTCACGTTGCTATGGGACACCCCGACTCGGAACGTCAGCACCCCGAACCCGTTGAGCGCCCAGGACACCGAGTCGATCAGCACGGCGTCGGTCGGGTCGGACGCTTCGGGGTTCAGTGTCGCGGCGACGGTGTGCGACCCGGTCCGTCCCACGACCTCGATGCGGTAGCGGTGCCGGGTCACGCCGTCGACCCGTTGGCAACCGCGAAGGTCGCCTCGACGGTGAAGGTGCGGGTCTGGCCGCTGGCAGCGAAGCGGGGCGCGCCGACGAGCCACCCGACCCAGGTGCGGGCGGTGCCGTCCACGGTCACTTGGATCGTCGTCCCCCCAGTCGAGGGGGCGATCACCGTCTCCCACTTATCAAGTGCCGTGTGAAGCGCCCCAGCGGTCCGAGAGCGGGCGTTCGCGGTGACGGTGATCGTCCGCCCGGCGTCGCGCACTTCGGGCACCGCGAGCCCGTTGGCGGCGTCACGAGTGAAGGTCTCTACCGCCGAGGTCACCCCGGCGATCCCGTCGATACCAAGCAGCCCCCACTCGACGTTGGCGACGGTGGACCCGTCGAGGGTGATCGTCGACCCCGAGACTGACAGCTTCGCCGAGAGCCAGGACATGACGGCCTCCTATCCGACCCGCGAGCGCCAGGCGATCTCGGCGGCGATGGCCCCCGGGTCGGCCTTCTCGTTAATGGTGATGTTGTTCGTGACCGACGGGCCGGGCGCCGTGGACTGTGCCCGCATGTAGTTGCGGGTCGGCGTCGAGCCGCCGGAGCTGTTCCCCCAGGAAGACGACCCGCCGTTCCCACCGGCCATCGACCCGCCGCTGAAGCCCGTGAACGAGTCGATGGCCTGCTGGGCGGCACGGGCGGCCCGCTCGGCGATCCATAGCTGCTGGGCCACGCGGGCGATCTCGGCGACCGCCGTCGCTACCTCGGCCCGCAGTTCGGTCTCCTCCATCTCGGGAACCTCGCCGAGCCGGGCGATGTACTGGTCGAGGTTCTGACGCAGCGGCGACGCTGGGGCCATCTTCGACGCCACCGCATCCAGCTTCGACGCCTGGATCTCAGCGGCCCGCGCGGACCCTTCCTCGGCGCCAGCCGCTTCGGCGGCGGCGCGTGCCATGTCGATCAGCGCCCGCTCGGTGCGGATCAGCGCCCGCTCCCGGTCGGCGTCGGTCGCCTCGGCGTCACCGACGACCGCCTCGTACTCGGCCATCGCGTCGGCGGCGTCGAGTTGGGACATGCGGTAGTCCAACTGCGCGTCCTTGCTGCGGTTGACGGCGTCGCGGGCCTGCCGCAGCGCCTCCCGCTGCCGGTCGATCATCCCGGCGGCTTCAGCGGCGGCCCGACCGGCCTCGGAGGTCGCGTCGGCGTAGCGGTCCACGTCGGGGGCGGCATCGGCGGCGGCCTCGCCGGACCCTTCGATCATCTCGGCGGCCCGCTCGGTGTCGTCGCGCACCTGACGCTGCGACCGCGTCAGATCAGCGAGGATGGCGTCGTAGTCGGAGGTCTCCATGCCGACCTCGGCGAGCCGGTCCCGGAGCCGCTCGGCGGTACCGATGTTGCCCTCGGCGATCATGCGGAAGTAGTCGAGGTCCCGCCCGGCGAGCCCGATCTCCTCGGCGGCCTGCTTCGCTGCGATGAAGTTGCGGACGAGTTCGTCGGTGCCCATCTGCGACATGCGCTCGATGTCGACCTGTGCGCCCTTGGCGGCCAGCCCGAGCGCGCCGAGGGCCTCCTTGGCGAGCATGATCCCGCCAACCGCAGTGCCGATCGCGCCGAGCCCGGCCGCCATGCGCGCCCAGCGCACCCCGGCGAGGGCCTTGCCCATCGACCGGATGTTGTCGCGAGCGCGGATCACCGTCCCCGCGAACAGCGACAACGAGCCGACGACACCGACGAGGATCACACCCCACGCTGCGACCTGCCCGGCTACCCCGCTGGTGGCCTCGTTCAGCGCGAGGAACCCGGCCGCGGCGCGGTTCGTGACGTCTAGCACGGTGCTCATCACCGGCAGGAACCCTTCGCCGAGCGCGGCGCGGGCGTCCTCGAACTGGGCGGCGAGCGTGCGGCTCTGGTTGGCGACCCCGTCAGCGGTGCGGGCGAAGTCTCCCTGCGCGAGGGTCGTCTGGTCGAGGATCTCGGCGTACGCGGCCTGCGCCCGGATCGCTGGGGGCAGGGTGCCCGTCGTCGTCGAGATCAGCCCTAGCTCCAGGGCCCGCTGCTTCAGGGTGGCGTCGTCGAGGAGGACGCCGTAGCGGCGGATCGGTTCGGACTCGCCGCGCAGCGCCGCCCCCAGGGCCAGCACGGCCTCCTCGGGGCTGGTGTTGTTGAACGAAGCCAGATCGGACGCCAGCTCGGTCAGTGTGATCGAGAAGTCCGCGGCCTCGGACTCGGTGTAGCCGAACGCGTCAGCGAACACGCCGAACTGCCCGGCCGCTTCTAGCGCCGCTCGCTGCGACTGCCCGAACTCGGCCGACGCTCGCGACGACCAGTCGATGATCGTCTCGGCCTCGGACCCGAACACCTGCCCGGCCTTGGACATCTCCTCGGCGAGGTTCGACGCGTCCTTGCCCATCGACCACATCGCAGTACCCGCCGCGGTAGCCGCGCCGACGGCGATCCCTCCGAACGTCTGCATTCGCTTCGCGACCCGGTCGAGGCTGCCCTGGGTCGACTCGGCGGACTCGGCGACGGCGCCCGCCTCGTCGGCCGCCTTCCGCATGTTCGACACCCATGACTTGACGTCGGCGGTGAGTTTCGCTTCCAGCGTGCCGACGTTCAGCGCCACGGCTTGCCCCTATCCTTCAGCGGGCCTGGTCGGCCTCCCACGCCCGCAGTTCGTACTCCGCAGACCACACGGCCATCTCCGTGGCGCTCATCCGGTCAGCTAGCTCGGTCGCGGTCATCCCCCCGATGGCCTCGGTGAGGCGAAGCAGGAACCGGAGGTCTGGCCGCTTCAGGAGTTTCCCTTCGCTTCCTCCTGGGCGGTATCGCCGAACCCGAGCAGCGGCTGGCAGCGCAGGAACAGCCGGGAGATCACCCCAGCGGACTTCTCGGCGAGGGCGTCGATGTCGGCGAGCGAGAACACCCGCTCGTTGGTCGTCGGGTCGTGCAGGCAGAGGATCACGGTGACCACCTGCATGGCGAGGTTGTCGGCCTCCCCGTCGGGCCCGAGGATGCGAGAGAGCCCCTCGGTGCGCTGGGCGACCGTCGGGGACCGCAACGCGACCGTGGTGCCCCACTCGGGGACCTCGACGAGGTCGGCGGTGCCACGGTCGTCGGCGGCGAGGATGAGCGAGCGTAGGTCCGTCACGGCGGATCTCCTTCGGTGGTGGTGGTCTAGAAGTTCGTCGAGGTGACGGCGCCGGTGACGATGCCGTCGAAGGACATCGTCACCTTGTCGGACGCCGACGCGCCCTCCGAGAACGAGGTCAGGATGAAATCCCCCTCCAGGCGGCGGCGACCCGACGCCGCCCCCTCGGGGCCGAACCGGAACTGCGGGTTGGTCGACGCGCCCAGGAGCGACTCGATGGTCTCGGCGTGCGTCGACGAGAAGTTCCCCGACGCCGAGAAGGTGGCACCGCGCATCCCGGCCAGGTAGGTGCGGTCGTCGTCGCCGAAGTGGGTGGTCTCGGCGGTGTCGACGTCGCGGTCGAAGCTGACCGTGTCGAGCCCCGACGAGAGGTTGATCGTCGACCCGCTGGGGGTGACGACTGCGAAGTACGCGTTCTTGCCGTGACGGAAGGTGGGCATGGGGCCTCCTAGAGTTTCCCGACCGCGACGGCGAACGTGGCCGATGCGGCGTTGATGCCGGTCAACTGCGCCCGCAGGTAGCGGGCCACCGAGCCGGTCGTCTCGGTGATCGTGCCGGTCGGGCCGGTCGAGTCGATGGCGATTGTGGCGACGTCACTCCACGTGTTGCCGTCGGCGGAGTCCTGCACCCTGACGGTCAGGTCGGTCCCGGCACCGGTCGAGAGGGCGGTGACGTGTACGGCGGTGCGGAGCCCGGCCGTGTTGAAGGTCGTCGCGCCCGTGTCAACGGTCCCGAACGACGTCGACGTGGCCGTGCGGGCGGCGAGAGGAGCGAGGGCGTAGCCGCGCCCAGCGCGATCGGTGAACTGCGCGTCGATGCTGACGGCGACGACGTCGCTGGCGGGCGCCGACACGTTCTTGGCGGTCGGATGCACCTTGCCGACGACGGCGTGACGGCCGACGGCCCATCCTTCGGGCAGGTAGGACAGGGCGACGTCGCGGGTAGTGCCCAGGAGCGTGTCGACGGCGGCGTCGATCTCGGTCGCGGAACCGTCCATCATGCCGGACGCCGAGAACGTGCCCGACCGCTGACCGGCGACGTAGGTGCGGTCATCGTCACCGAAATGCGACGTCTCGGCAGTGTCAGCGTCGAGGTCGATGTTGGCGGTGTTGAGGATGTCGTAGAGAGGAGCGCCGTCGAGCAGCACCCGGGCGCTCTTGCCGTGCCGGTAGGTGGGCATCTAGTCGTCCTCCCCGGCGTCGCTCTCGGGGGCCTGGGACGCCGCCTCTCGGGTGCTGAGCTTCCCTAGGGGGGATCCGGCATCAGGGGCGGCTACGGCCCGCTCACGGGCGATCAGCGCCTCAGCGGTGGAGGTGGGAAGTTCGACGATGTCCCCGGCCTCGTGACGGCCGGTCGGTGTGTCGCACCCCCGGAGCAACCTGACCCGCATCCTGGCCTCCCCTGCCCGCACGTCGCGCGCCGCTCGGACACTCGGACACTCGGTCACTCGGGGAGGGCCACCGTCGGGCACACACTCGGTTTCTCGCTCAGACGGTACAACGCGTCGACGCCCCCCGAGGCGCTGGCGGCGCTCGCAGCGGACGACGACGTGGACGTGCGGTGGGGGGCGGCGGACAACCTGCGGCGTCGCGGATTGGAACACACTGTGGCCGGGCTGACCGGCGTGGAGGGGACATGACCTGGATCGACGTGGAGACCCGTACATGGCGGCCTGCATCGCCTTGGGGCTGACGTCGTCGGCTTCGATCCAGACGGCCTGGCCGTTGGCGAGGGCGGCGTTGATGGTGCCGTAGTCGTACTTGGTGGGACGGCCGGGGCCACGCCGGAGGATCGGCGAGTCCGAAGGGATGGGCGTCACGCGCACGGTCATGATGATCTCCTAGAAGTCAGGGTTGTCGGCCATGAGGGACACGGTGCCCCGCTCGGGGTTGAAGCCGATGATCTCGAAGCCGCGGTCGGCGAGGAACTCGGCGACGTCGGCGACGGTGTCGGGGCGGGCGAACCCGAGATCGACGGTGCCGGTGGACCCGGGGAACGTCATGGCGGTCGGCTCGGGGAGGACGGCGTCGGCGGCGAGGGCCCGGTGGGCGTCAGCGCCGATCAGGGCGGGGATCAGGTGGTTCGGCTCCATGCCGGTAACCCTACCCGAGTCCCCCCGCTATGGTCAACCTATTCGTCTACAAACCGTCCACGTTGGGTCGGACGCTTGCAGCGGGGGCACCGCACCCGCCACGGCCGCGACAACCGCTCGGCGAGCAGCCGCCCGCACTCGCAGCGGGGCGCATCGTCGACCAGCACCGCCGTCGAGCCCGACGGGCGCGCCCCCGTCGCGAACAGGTCGCTCACACGTTGCCCGTCGACGGGGTCCGCCACCCGTTCACCGTCACCTCGTAGACCACCCGGCCCAGCCGGTCCCGGTCCACGAGCACCGGCAGCCCGAGCACATCGAAGCGGTGGTACAGCGACCCCGACCGGGTCGACGGTCCCGCCGTCGTCAACGTCTCGACGATCTCGCCCGCCAGGATGCGCGCCGGACGCGGATCGGCCATCCCCTCCGGGCCTGCCGTCGACCGCACCGCCACCACGAACGTCGGCCGATCGAACGCCGGAAGGTTCCGCCCGAACCGCTCCTCGGGGGCCAGCGAAAGGCCCGAGATCACCGCCACGATCGGCGCCGCCGTCGACGCCGGAGGCCCATCGGGCAGCACCTCGGCGAACAGGGTCACACCCTCGGCCAGCTTCGAGGACGCCGCCGCCAGGATCGCGGCCACGTCTTCGGTCGGCGCACTCACCGGCCCACCCGCCGGACCCGGGTCGAGTACTCGATCACATCAGCGACCATGTCCAGGCGCACGACGTTGCGGGCCCGGCACCGCTGGCACACGCACTCGACGACCCCAGTCGCCGCCGTCGACGCCCGGATCAGTAGCGCCCGACGGCGCCGCCCGTCGCTCGACGGGGGAGCGCACCGCGGGTTCGCGCACCTCACTTCGATCACAGCAGCCCCCGGACACGGCGCTCGACGTAGTTCGCCATCTCGGGCCCGAACCGGGGCAGCTGGCCTCGCAGAGCGTTGAGCAGGTACTTCGCCTCCCCACCCCGGGGGTGCCGGAAGTCCTCCCGCTCGTGCTGCACGACCGCGTACGCGGCGGCCTGACCGCCGAACCCGACGGCCACGGTCACGTTCCCGGCCTCGCGCGCCGGACCAGCTACGGTCATCGACCCCCGCAGGATCCCGTCGCGCACCGGGGCCCGCTTCACGGCGTCAGCACCGATCAGGTGCCCTTGCGCGAACAGCCCGTCACCGACGATGCCCTCCACGGCCCGGTCATCGCCGAGCGACGCGAGCGACGCCCGCAGCCGGTCGAGCCCGTCAACTTCTAGCCTCACGACGGCCCCAGCCGCAGCCGGTAGTGGTGCACGCCCCGCTCGTCGGGAAACCGGTCCACGCCCACGATCGGCGGTTCGGCGCCACCCGGGAGCCGGACCCGGTAGGTCTGATCGACACCAGTCGACGTCGACGCCAGGTAGACCGTCGCCCGGGTCGGGATCTCCTGGCCGTCAGTGTCGCGGACGACGTCGTTGGCCCACACCACCCGGGCGTCGCAGGTCGTGCCTGACGTCGACCATGACCGCAGCCCGTGCAGGTCGGGGGTGTTCGTCGGCGCGAACAGGATCACCGAGTCGATCAGCAGGTCGTGTAGGGCGCGCTCCACGGCCACCTACCCCCGGAACCGGGTCGACTCGCCGACGAGCCCGTGGCCGCCGTCGCCGTCCTGGGACGTGCCCGGATGATCGAACTGGCCGCGCCGGAACGCCGGGGACGGGACGTCGGGGTTGCGTTCCTGAGCCTGCTTCTCGGCGACCGACACCCCGCCGATGTAGGGCACCGCCGCCGCCTTCGCCGCCTTCGCCCGGTAGGTCTTCACCAGCGCCATCGCCTGCTCGGCCCGCTGCGACGCCGAAAGCGACAGGTCACCGACACTCTTATCGACGAACCGGCCCTGAGCGACGATCGTCTCCAGCGCCTTGGCCGCCGCCCCGTACACCGACGTGCTCTCGCCGAGGAGCCACTCGATCTCCTCGTCGGAGAGCAGCTGATCGGCGCCGTCGGTGTCGCCGATCAGGAACCGCGCGGCGTCCTTGTCCGACGCCGCCGGGTTCCCCGAATACGTCCACGAACCACCCACGATCGCCACCCGCTACCCTCCCGTGCTCACGTGCGAGGGACGCACTGCGACCCGTCCGCCGGTCGAAGCGACGACGTCGCCGGTGGACTCGAACCGCCACCGCCAGTCGCCTGCCTCGTCGAAGGTGACGTCTTGGAAGTAGGTGCCCAACGTCGTCGCCACGATCGTCGACGCGGTGTAGACGTCGACGTTGCCGGACGGGTCGCGAACTAGGAGCCGCACCGTCGCCGACGTCGACGGTGCACCCTGGAGGTCGCGGATCGTGGCGGTGAACCGCTGGACGTCCCCGACGCTCGGGGCGGTGCTGTTCGTCGGCATGTCCTTAGCCGCCCTCCCGCTTGACGGTGATCCCGCCGCGACCACGCTCGATGGTAACCGAGCCGCTGGCCGCCCGGGAGGCGTCGAGGAACCCTGGCGCGAACGAGGAGCGCACGAAGGAGGACTCTCGGAGCGTGAGGGCCTCGGCGCCGGTGGCGTCGACGACCACGACCTCCCACTCGTCAGCCAGCACGAAGCCGTCGGCCGCTTCGATCGGCTGGGCGATCCCTGACGCTTCCGTGGTGCTGGCCGACTCGGTAGCGCTGGAGGTGGCGTCGACGGTAGCCGTCTCGGCGAGAGCGGCGACGTCGGCGGCGCTGATGATGACAGCAGCGGCCTCGGTGGCATCGGCGAAAGTGCCGGTGTCGGACCCGGCCCGCTGGGTGGTCCGGTCGACGTCGGCGGACTCGGCCAGCGTCGCGGTATCGGCGGCAGTATCCGACGCGGCGACAGCGCCGACGTCAGCGGCGCTCACCGGGTCGGCCGTGGTGAGGGCGCCGGTGACGGTGCCGGAATCGGTGGCGGCGGCCTGGTCGGCGGGGGCGCCGTCAGCGGCGAGAGCGTCGACAGCGTCGGTGGTCGTGACCGTGTCAGACCCGCTGGCCTGGACCCCGGCCGTGGCCGCCTCGCCGGTGCTGGCCGTCTCGGTGGCCTGAGCGGTCGCGGTAGTAGCGACGGTGACGTCGGTGAGCGCCGCCGAGTCCGACGCCGCCCGCTGGGTGGTCCGGTCGACGTCGGCGGACTCGGCGAGAGTGGCAGTGTCGGGCGTCGCTGTGAGCGCGGCGGCGACGGTGCCCGGGTCGCTGACCGTGGCCGTGTCGCTGGCCGCCGTGGTCGCGGTGACCGAGACGGTAGCCTCGCCGGTGCTGGCCGAGTCGGCGCCGTTGATCGGCTGGGAGGCGTCGACGGGTTCGGAAGCGTCGGTTACGGTGCCGGAATCGGTCCCGGTCGTCGCGACAGCGACGGTGGCCGCTTCAGCGGTCGCGATGGTGTCGATAGCGGCCGCCACGACCGCGGCGTCGGCCGCCTCGGTCGTCGTAGCCGTCTCCGACGCGTCGCCGACCACCGCGACGGTGCCCGCTTCGCCGGTAGTGGCCGTGTCCGCCGCCGTAGCGGCCGCCAGAGCGTCCTGGGCTGTGTCCGTCCCAGTGCCGGTGTCAGCGTCGGAGAGAGCAGCGCTCACCGCCTCGGTGATGTCGGTGAGGGTGAGGGCGTCCGACGCGGCAATCGCCACCGTCTGGTCGAGGGTGGTGGTTTCGGCGAGAGCGGCGACGTCGGTAGCCGAGCCAGCCGCTGCTGCGGTCGTCGCTTCGGTGGTCGACGCCGTGTCGGCGGCCGGGACCGCAGCGTCGAGAGCCCCGGCCTCACTGGTCGCTCCGGTATCGGACCCGGACACGTCCGCCGTTGTCGTCGTCTCGTACCTGACTACGACGATGCCGGACCCGGCCGCACCGCCACCGGACCCGGACCCGCCGCCACCACCCGACGCACGGTCGGCCGTGACGGCGGTGGTCGTCGAGTCGCCGCCTGCGTTGCCCTCACCGGCAGTGCCCGCACCGCCCGATGTGTTGTTGCCGCCGCCGCCACCACCGGAACCACCGGCGGCGCCGTCGCTGAACCCACCACCACCACCGCCACCGGTCGTGGTGACCAACGCACCGATCGACGAGCCCGAACCGTTCGAGCCCACAGCGAAGGAGCCGCCGGTGCCACCGGCACCGACCGTGACGGTCTGCCCCGACGAGATCGTCAGCGCCGTCCCGGTCTTCAGGCCGCCCGCACCACCACCACCACCACCCGACGACGTGTCACCACCGCCGCCGCCGCCAGCGGCGACGAAGTAGTCCACGTCCACGCTCGTCTCACCCGACCGGAGTGCTAGCGTGCCACCAGCGGTGAACGTGTGCACGATCGTGGTGCCGTCGTAGCTGACGACACCGCCGGTCAGCCGGTGGCCGTCGTCCACGACGGCGGCCAGGGTGCCCGACGTGGTCGCCACGCTCACGTCGGCGACCGAGAGATCGACCGTGCCCGACCCGGCGTTGTTGTTCCCGACGAGCAGGTCGGTCACTGCCGAGCCTGTCCACGTGTCCCTGGCCGTCGACGACACCGTGAAGTCAGCAGTGTTGTCGGTGTCAGCGTGGTGCCGCCACGCCGACGCCGACACCGCACCCGTGGTCCCGTGGAGGGTGACCTCGACCTCGATGCGGTACCACTCGTCGTGGACGATCAGCTCGTCGACGGCCGACTGCGTGATGAATCCGGCGGTGTCGTAGATCTGCAACCGCTGGTTAGCGCCGATGCCGACCGCAGCCGCACGGTTACCGGACCCGTCCTCCCACCGGAGCAGCTCCATGAACACGTCGGTGGCCGCCCCGACCCGCACGTACATTCGGACGTGGCGGGTCGTGCCCTCGGCCGTCGAGTCCGACCAGACCGCCACGTCTCGGCCCAGCGACGCCGTCTTGGCGACCAGCATCGACGCCGACCCGCCCCCGGGGACGGTATGCGCCGTGTCCGCCTCCAGCGTGTTCGTCGTCGTGAACGAGTCGAACGTCGTGTTGCTGGTCGTCAGGGCCGTGCCGTCGGCCAGCCCGTCGAAGTCCTCGGAGAACAGCAGCGTCACGAGCTGCTACCCGCTCGGGGGATCAAGTCCCACCCGTACACGCCGGGCTCCCACACGTTGGCGTCGATCGTGGAACGCCACAGGTCACCGTCATGGAGCACTTCGGCCCCAGCGGCGTAGGCGTCGTGAGCGCCCGTCGGCTGGACCCACACGCCGACCGTGGCACCACCCGTCGGCTGATCGTGCCAGCCCGACACGCCGGGCTTCCACACATTGCCGTCGAGCGTGGACCGCCAGCACCGGCCCTCGTGCCACACGAGGTCCCCCGCCCGGTACGCCGCCCACTCGCCCGTGTCAGGGTCCACCACCGGGGGCTGCCACTGCGGAGCGAACCGCTCGGGGAACACCGGGTCGTACCCGTGCCCGGGGCCCGGGTAGCCCGTCACCGGGACCGCCGACGGGTCTACCTCGTCGTCCACCACCGGTGGCGACGACCACTCCACCTCGGCCGTCGGGGACGTGTCACCGTACGGTGACGCCGCCTCCACCCACACGCCGCCGAGGTGCGCTTCGCACCACGCCAGGTCGGGAGCGACCACGACCCGGAGGACGCTGTTCGATCCGTCGATCTCGGCGAAGTACCGGGCCATGCCGGTCAGGGTACTGCGGTGCTGGGAGCGGGCCGGGGAGTCGCGGCGCGCACGACCGCCGCCCGGGTGGGTCGCGGCCGCCATCCCAGCGTGTCAGCGAGCCGGGTCGAGTTCACGTTGCGGGCGCCGATCTTCGCGAGGATCTGCGACACTCTCGACTCGGTGATCCCGCAGCGGGCGCCGATCTCGTGCCCGGGGACCCCGGCGGCGACAGCGGCAACGATGTCGTGCTCGCGAGTCGACGACAACCATAGCGACCGGATCAGCCCGACGTGCCCGTCGTCGATGCTGGGGTCGGGGGGCGCGACGAGCACGCCGAGGTCGTAGCCGGTCGTGGGTGACATCACGATCGGGTTGAGGGTACGGCGGCGGGTGAGGGAGCGCCCGTAGACGGTGCGCATGGCGTCGATGACCGCCCAGCGGATCGTGGTCCGGTTGACCTCGGCTCCGGCCTCGGAGCGCCGCCAGAGCAGCACGAGGGCCTCCTGGGCGATGTCGTCGTCGTGACGGGCGAGCAGGTTGGCGCGGCGGACTTCTAGGCGCACGGCCCCCGCTAGGTGGGCGTCGTCCCACCCGGCGACGACCGTGCCGGTCATCTCAACGCTCGCCGGGCTGGGAGCCGGGGTACGCCGAGAACGGGCCGAACCAGCAGCCCCAGGCGCGCCCCTCGACGAGCGCGACACCCTGC